CACGGGGGGCATATTAGCCTTATAAATCAATGGTTTCATCGTGTTTTCTTCACTTTCACTGCGATGATGGGCTTGGGTAATACCACCGGCTCTTGATCCGTATGAAAACCACCCAGCGCATCGGCCAGCGTAGCCTGTATCCGAATAGGTCGAGCTCGCTTGTGCACGGCCTGCTTACTGATGCCATACATCCGCGCTATCTCGGGAGCAGATAGACAGCCAGGTAACTCGAGAGCCCAGCGCACCAACTCCACGTGCCGACGCAATCGCATATCGCCCGTGCGTGCGATGCTATCGAAGAACTGTCTGAGTAGTCGGCCAACGTGATCGCGTGAAATGAATGAGTCAGTCTCGACCCGCAGCTCCTCGGGCTTAGTGGCCCAGGCCTTGTGGTTTGGGTTAATCTCAAAGACGTGACGAGGCTGGACCATCTCGCGGTAAGGCAGCACGCCACCGTCTCTCAGCTTATCTTGGACAGACTTAGGTTGAGAGAAAAACCACTTATCAAAAGACTTAGCGTCCTTGGAGGGTGCAGTGAGGTCGTGCAGTGTGGTCCTCATTCGGTGTCGATAGAGTCGGGCAAGGATGTTGAGTCGGGCAACAGGGAACAAATGTTAAGCCATAGCCTGGTGTGCTGGTCATAGGCTACAAAGTTTAGCCGGGTTAAGCGCTTGAGCATCGTTGACGGTAACGGATCATCTGGCTGGCTGACTAACTGCATCACCTGTTCCTTGATTTGTTCGGAGGTCATTATCTGAGGCCAGTATGCTAAGTGAGTCCTAATGGCGGTGTGTTGTTCGCGTATCTTATCCCAGGCCTTAGTTCGGTTAGTCGACAGAGCCATATACATCTGGTCTTCCATTGTTTGCCATTTAGACTCCCAATACTTGGCCTCGTTAATCTCGAACAGTTGAACCGGAGAGTAGGTCTTACGTCTTTTCTTTTGACGTTGGTTTTTAACAGGACCGACTGAGCGACCCTTAGGGAGCGACACGGGAGGTCCCTGTATCCCTGTCTCTGGGGATACTACTGACTTGCCTCGACTTCGGGGTCTCTTGGGGAACTTCATCGTTATTCGATTTAAGAGGGGGATGGGGGGTTGGGGGCTGTCCTACCCCTCAACGCCATTCCTGACGCCTTGGCAACCCCTTGGCGGGGCTGGAATCGCTATCCCTTAACTCCCACGCTATCCGACCAGCCGTCTTGGAGTGTCGAAGGGGGATAGCCGTGATGTAATTCCCTGCCTTATCCTTAACCCCAGCCCGACCGCCGCGCTTGGCAAGCCGTAGGGTGTAGAAGGGTTGCTCGTCTTGTCCTTCTGGGGTCGGGTCTTTTTGGAGCACCATAATGCTTCGGTGCCAGTTAGAAAGTTCTGCGGAGCCGGCGCCAGCGTAGGCAAGGTCGTGGAGACTGATCGGGCCGTCAGCGGCCTTACCAGGCTTAGTGGTATGGTGAACGGAGAACAGGATAGTATTGCCGAGCACTGGCTGGATAATGTGGCGCAGGAAATGGGAGCAGGCTTCTTGGTCGGAAAGGTCGACCCCAGAAAATCCGAGGATTGGGTCAATCCATAGGCAATCGGGCTGGTGCTTCTCAATGAGGGTCTTGAGCAGCTGACCGAAGGCCTCGCCGGTCTTAATGGCTTCGCGGTAGTAGAATACACGTTCTGCCAATATGTCGATTTCCTGTGAATCTTTGGTAATGCCAAGGTTCTCGAGGGTTCCGATAATCGCCTCTGAGCAATCCCCTTCGTCGTTCTCGCTTTGGATGATAAGAGACTTCAGGCGTCCCTGTTTGGAATTGATACCAAAGAAGTCACGGCCCAAGGCAAGGTTGACAGCGGCGTGAGCTACAAGGGCCGACTTACCTACGCCCGTTTGGGATACGATAAGACAAGTTCCACCGCGACAGAGATAGCGATTACCTAGGACCGTTGTTGGGTCTTCATCCTTCTTAAAATCAACCATCCGTTTAAAGTCGAAAGGCTGGGGGCCGGTCTTCGCGTCGGCCTTCTGGGGTTCAATGGCGCCGAGTACGCGAGAGGCGTAGTCGATGATGCCCTCGAGGTCTGCGTTTGGATCGTTAGCGGCCTCAACGGCTTTAGCCAGGGAGCCGGAGAGTTTACGGAGTTTCGAGGTACGGACGATAGACTCAATCCACGAAGGGCGTTCAACCGTTGGAGCTGCGGACGTCATTTGAGAGACGAACCAAGCCTCAACGGGAGACCCCATCTTGCGGAGGGTATTACTGACGGTCAATTCGTTAACGTCTCCATAGCATCGGAGCATAGCGGAGGCGATGTCCTGATGCTTTGGCTCAAAGAAGTCGGACGGCTGTACTTCTTCGGGTAGCGGTTTTAAGTCGCGGATAAGGACGCCAAGGAGTGCAGACTCGGCGTCAACGGAGTTGGGAAGTGACATTGGGAAGTGTGTTAGTGAGGCGGTGCAGGCCTTCGGTCAAGGTGCTTTCCTCTTTGGCTTATCTGGCGGGCCGTAATGGGCCATCATCTGAAGACGGCCGCAAGTGACTACCCGGAACTTCCGTTTCTCTAGGATTCCCGAGTCAACGGCCCTACGGATATAGGAAAGGGTTTGCGCGTCGGTGAGGTTCCAGCGCTTGCACCAGTAAGAAGTCATCTCAAAACCCTTGTCGGGCTTTTGGGCAGATTTGTGAATCTCTGCGAGAACGGCCTTAAGGACTGGGTCGATGTTCTTGCGACCCCAGACCATTTTACCTTTGGATGCGTTTCCCATTTCAGCGCTTCTTAGGGGTATAGATGCGAAGGTCTGTCTGCCAGATCCAAGACTTCCCAACCTTGTGGACTAGCCAAACCTTCCAGTCGGTACCGTCCACCCACCCAGCCGCGAAGCCAGAGCCCCAGCGAGAGGTAGCGAGCCGGTGAGACGCGTAAGCCATCGCTTCCTTCTGGCAAAGGCATCCAGCTGAGAAAGCAGCGCCTCCTTCGGCCTTGGTCAAGTTAACCTGGCTAAGTGTATGGGTATGGCCGTGGACAAGAGCACCGCCGCGATCTGCGTAATGCTTACCCTGCTCGGGCGTGGCGTTGATGCCGTGGGCATATCCGTGCACGAAAGCGACAGGGCCAAGACGATAAACACCCTTCTCGGCGTGATAGGGCAGGATGGTCTTGGCTCCAGCTGCTTTGGCCGAGCGATTGACGCGTTCTCGAAGGTCAGCGCAGTAGTCACGGACTAGGGCAGACCCGGAACTGTGCATTAAGTTCTCTGCACGGTGCTCGTGATTACCCCAAAGGTAGACGGTCGGCTTTGTACGTTTGAGGAACTCTTCGCCGGCCTCGAGGTCAGCCAGGAGAGACTCGGCACCTTCAGCGTCGTTACCCGCACCGCGTCGAAGGGAGCGAAAGTCAAAGCAGTCCCCTAGGTGCACGCGCACGGTGGGCTTGTAGTCTTTGATAAACTCGCAAAGGGCGTCGACGGCTTCGGGGTCTGCCATATCTCCGTGATTGTCACCGAAGGCTACGAAGCGAATTGGGTTAGACATTGGAGTAAGAGGCTTTCTTGGCCTTTAATTCGGCCAGTAGAGCGTCACGCTTGAGGCGGGCGGCATCTAAATCATAACCGAGAGGAATAATCGTAGACTTGCCGGCGAGTGAGTGAACGCGAAAGTAATACTTACGGCCCGACTTCATCAGATACTTATTTGGCGCTGGGAGTTCGACGCGGGCGTGCTTCATATGGGCACCGCATTTAGTGTACTTCGGGCACGAGGCGAGAAAGGCCGCACGATCGGGTGAAAGGCCGACCGAACGAGCCCACGCCATTTGCTCAGGATTTAGAGTCTCCATTGGCGTGCGAGGTTACGACCCTCGGTCATAATGGCGTTACGATCGTCGGGCTTAAAGATATACTCCTGGTCGAAGGAATGTCCTGCCCGGATGGCTAGGATGGAATCGGCCTCTTCGTCATTGGCGGGGCCGACACCAGCGGTCGAGATATAGACGGTGCGAACCTTCCAGCCTAGGGGCCAAAGGATGTCTTGGCAGGTCCGCAGCTCATTCTCGTAGCGCCAGTCAGAGCAAACGACTGTTTCATTGGCTTGCTCGTCTGGGCCGGGCATACAGGGGACGAAGTTTGCTAGGTGCTTGGCAAAGATGTCCTTATCAAGTGAGCGGGCGAATCGGCCAGCCGCGACGAGAAAGTCACGGTGCTCGCATTTGAATTGCTCGTTAAAGAAGTCCCCTTGGATTTGCAGATAATCGAGGTAGTGATTACCAGCCTCCTTAAGCACGTCAGCGAAGTTAATCTTCGACGCGGGTCGCTTGGCCCATTCAAGGATGCCAGTCGCAAGAGTGTCCTTTCCAGCGCGTGCGAAGCCGGAAATAAGGACAAGAGTAGGGGCTGACATTGGGGGCAGCTCGTCGGTCATTAGAGTGTAGCTTTGGCTTCGCGGTGAGCCTTACGGAACTGACGGCCTGTGATGTTGCAGGCCTTGCGGATGGCTCGGGGCTTGGTGAACTTATCGTTAGAGCCCTTGAGCACTTGGATCAGAATAGCCACGGCCAATTTCCTACGCTCAATGAGAGGCAGGAGATTGGCGTCAAAGGCATCGCGGTAAGGCGGACAGGGGTTGAGTTTAAGGCCACCGCGGCGCTTAGTGATGGTCATAGGGTTAGAAGGGCGGTGCTTCGGAGGAGGACGCATCTTCCACGGTAGGCTTGATGGTGCCCTTGGGGAAGTTGAGTTTATACTTATACTGCTGTTTCTCGTTCCAGATTTCGCCAGGAGTGACTTCCACGCCGACGAGGCAAGTCGCACCGCAGGCAGGGGTGACGTACTCGATGAACTCGGCAGGGGTGGCATCGAGGCGAATCTCTTTAGCGTACTTGCCGGAGAACTTACCGACGAGCATAGCGAGAGACTTACCGTACTTCGTACCATAGGACTTCGACAGGCAGTTTCCTGCATCGTCCATAAAGAAGAGGCGTGCGGAGGTCGTTCCGTCTTCGTACTGCTTCACCTTTTCAAACTTGGGCTTAATCAGCTTCAGTTTGTAGGTGCCGGAGACCGTGATAGATTTTAGGGGCGGGCGTTCGTAGTTTTGCGGGTTCATAGGATTATGCGAAGTTGATTTGGGTAGCGGTGGTGGCGGCCTTGTTTGAGTCGATGACTTGGATCTCCTCAGAGTAGCCCGGCCAGTCGTTAGCCTCGGAGCACTGCTTATAGGTCTTAAGCGCTGCTTCCCAGTCGCAGATGGCACGCGTATTAAGGTCTGGACCAATTTCGTAGACTGCACCGGCGTCAACGTCCTTCTCGGCCACGATGAAACGGAAGCCTCGGAGGCGCTTAGAGAAGGCCGACTCAAAGGTAGAACGGTAGATGTGAGCCTGGAGGTCGTAGCGGTAGGCGTAGATAGACTTTAGAAAGCCACGAGGGGAGGCGTCCTCGGAGGTCTTGAGGTCGTAGAGGTAGCCGTCTGAGCCGATCGCGTCGACGGCGCACTTCACTGGGACGCCATTGATAATGCTAGTGAACATAAACTCGGTAAACTCGAAAGAGACGCCTAGGCGGTTCTTGATACTGAGCATCGTACGCGAGACGCGTTCGCTCGTCGTGGCCTCTTCGAGCGTTAGGATGGTCTTACCCACGGCCTCCGCCTCAAAAGCGGAGTAGGCGGCCTTACCGTCTTTAGTGCGACGATCGATGCCTTCGGGGATTACCGCGAAGTTGGAAACGGCTACTTCGGGCTCGAGCACAAGGGCGTGGACATACTTGCCTACACGGAGGGCTTTGGTCTCCTCGCGTTCTCGGTTGAGGTAGGCTTGATAATGATAAGGTGACTTAATCACTTCTTTCTTACCGCTGAAGTTCATAGCTACACATGCATCATAGACCATACGGGACGGGCTT